CACTTTTTAAACTGTAAGTTTATTTAGCCTCGGACCGTCCGATAGTAGTTTACCGTAGGTACTTTATCCTAAAAAAGTTTACCCTTTAGGGTAGGTCAGACTGTTGGTTGTACTTCCCCCTCCAGTTTTACCTCATTGTGGCCTGAAATACTAAAGGTATTTCATATAGCTAATGAAACTGACTGGATTCCTGAAGGGAATCTGTGTGTGAGTGTGCATATGTGCACATACCTGGGTGTAAATGCGCCTATGTGTGCATGGATGCAGGTGGGGGCGGGCATGGGCCATGGGGGGGTACCCCGTTATACGTATACACACAATGACAGAGAGGGGGTTTTAGAGTCTGTTAACCACTTTTGGGGATTATGGTTAACACTAGGGCATTGTAACCTGCTGTATAGTAGTGAAAAGTAGTTTAGTATTAAACTATATTGGTAGAACAAGGTGTATATCCCTGGTGAAAAGTAGTTTAGTATTAAACTATACACGTGTTGGTTGTGTACCTAAGGCTTGTCTGGCAGGTTAGCCTGTGGTATACTGCTTGTGAGGGTGTTCTAAAATGAACATAGATGAAAATATTTCTTGTTGTGCCCCTTGAAAGTCGATCCCCCTGTTATATATAATACTTATAGTACTACTGTTAGTAATACAGGGGGTGTAACTAACAGTGCTACTGTAAGTACTATTATCTTTTATTTATATATAGAGTACTAGTAGTAGTACTAACAGTTAGTACTGTCAGTCAGTACTGTTAGTACTACCTAAATATCCTTATATATTTTGTCGTGTCTCTTTAATGAGAATAAAACAACATATGAGATTGACTTTTAGTACACACAAGATAAAACTAAGGTAACTTTTGTACATGTCTCTACAAAGAAAGAAGACAACTAACAGTAAGGTTAAGTACTACTCAGACGACAAAGTCTTAGAGAGGTTCTACGAAACACTTGCTTCAGGTAATAACAAGAAACTACTAAGAGTACACATCCCAAGGTCTGATGTATTCTATGCTAGAGAAGCTTACTATAGGCACTCTGGAGAATGGGTAACATTAGATAGGATGGAAAGATGTATGTACCTAGAAGGTATGCTTACAGCCTATGATGTATTTGAACCCAATAAGAAAAGAGATTGGGAAGAGGAATAATAAAATGATGATGATGTCCTTAGGACTTGGTATCTCTACTGAAGATATCCCTACTACAGCAGAGAACAAGCTAACAGTAACTTGGCTTGTGTCTGAGTGGAACCTTGGGCCAGAGAAGGCCTCTGAGGACCCAAAGGCTAATGCTGAGTACTGGGAGAAGATGGCCTCTGTGTGGAACGTAGACGTAGCACAGGCACGTAGACAGCTATGTGCTAACTGTGAGTACTTTGACGACAAACCTTCTACCCTAAAGAAGCTTGAGACAATTAAGTTTGATGCCTTTGATGCTGATGGTGGTGGTAGAGGTTTCTGTAAGAAGTTTGATTTCATCTGCCACAACCTACGTACCTGCCAAGCGTGGGAAGGTGAGGGTGTAGAAGATGAGACTGAAGAGGGTGAGGACGACTGATATGGCTAAGGATCCTCGTCTTACTCGTGCTGGTGTATCAGGTTTCAATAAGCCTAAGCGTACTCCAGACCACCCTAAGAAGTCCCATGTTGTTGTTGCCAAGCAGGGTGACCAAGTGAAGACTATTAGGTTTGGTGAGCAGGGTGCTTCTACAGCTGGTGCTCCTAAGTCTGGTGAGTCTGAAGCAATGAAGAAGAAACGTGCAAGCTTCAAGGCTCGTCATGGAAAGAACATTGCTAAAGGTAAGATGTCTGCAGCCTACTGGGCTGATAAGGAAAAATGGTAATGCCTCTAAATAAATCAGAACGTAAGATGAAAAAGAACATGGAAGAGACTTACGGTAAGCGCCGTGGTGAAGCTATGTTCTACTCACTTGAAGCACAGGGTAAGACTTCATCAGATAAGAACAAAGAGAAGAGTTCTAAAAGTGGCTATGCCAAGGGTGGCCTTGTAGCTAACTGTGGCGCTTCTATGAAACCAAATGGTAAGGCAAAGAAATGAAGATTGAGAACAACAAAGTAGTTAATCATCGTGGCGATGTGATGGCTGAGAAGGTCAACGGCAAGTGGGAGTCTAAGAATCCTGAAGCCCTCGCCTTTATTTCAGAATCTGAAGCCAAGATCTTTACTCCAAAGCCTAAAAAACTTAAAGATAAGAAGACAGGGTAGTAAGCTCAATGTTTGTAGCAACACCAGTCAAACCCCACAGGGCTATTACATACAACGTGTCCTGTGAGGTAGAAGACCAGCAGTACGCTTTGTATACTTGTCCAGCTAATGCTTCAGCTAGTATGAATCTTTTGTACATTGCTAACGCAGATGGTGTTACCGACATTGCTGTAACTTGGTATAGAACTCGTTATAACCAAACATTCCAGATCATTGAAGGTAAGAACTTTGCTTCTGGTGGTACTTATCAGTGGGATGGTAATGCTTACATTGTGTTTGAACCAGGTGACATCATGTACATCACAGCTTCAGGTAATGCTAACCCTAACATTGATGCTCTATGTACAGTAGTAGAGACCTTTATCCCTGTAGGGTAATAGCAGGGTTGCAGGAAGAGCATTGGTCTTATTTAAATAAATACATATAATTATCCTCACTGAAGTAAATTTCAAACTCAAGAGGATATAGATATGTTTACCAAACTACTTAATAAGTTTGTAGTCTTTCAAAAACAACAGAAGGCTATTAGAGAGCTTTCAAGTATGACTGACTCCGAACTAGCCGATATCGGCATAACAAGAACAATGATCTCTCAAACAGTTAGAGGGATGTAATAAGGGACAAGTCAAGAATGGCTAAAGAACCTAATAAACGTAGTGGTGTTTTTGGTGGAAGTAGTTCCATGAAAGAAGATCTACGTGATATCAGTGGTGATGAAAAGGTTACCTTTGCCGATACTTGGCTTGGGGACACACTAGGATTCGACGGAAAGCTTGGGACTCAGGGTCCAGGTCTTCGTCGTTCCTGGTTTGGTGCAAGACGGGACGGCCCAGGATCTGAGGCCAACATCCCAAACCTTGAAGATAGAACACCAGACAATCTTGAACAAGCAAGACCAACAAGACCAGTTAGTCGTCCATATTCAAGGTACCCTAGTGCAGCAGCACCAGAAGTAAAAGTAGAGCCACGTGTACCTGGAACAGACAAGACACTGGACACAATCCTTGCACAGCCAATTTCAGGCCCGTCAGTGGGCGATTCTTCCCCTGAGGTAGGTGACACTGCCCCAACCATAGAAAGCCCCTCTGTGGCCCCTGAGGGTGGCTCTGTGGGTGAAGCAACTGGCAGACCGTCCTTGGTCCCTCGGCCTATGCCACTACCTGGTGTCGTAGACGAGACTGCACCAACTATTGAGACTGCTACTCAGTACCCAATTGGGCAGAAGCTTGCTTCTATTCTTGGTCCAAAGAGTAGATACGTGACACAAGTGCTCCCAAGAGTACTCCAATCCAAACTAACTGGTGGCAGTCAGAACGATATCAATGGTCTTGTTAATCAGGTACAGTCATTACCTGACTCTCAGACCAAACAAGAAGTTCTTACTGAACTCTATAAAATGCGTGATTCAATGAGGAGTGGTGGTGGTGGCTACTAAAAGTTTAACAGACAAACAACAGAAGTTTTTGGATGTTCTATATGAAGAAGCTGGGGGTGACATCCGTTCTGCTATGCGCCTAGCTGGTTATAGTGATGGAACAGCCTGTTATAACGTAACTACTCCTCTCTCAGAGGAGATTGCTGACTTAACAATTAAGTTTATTGCTCAGTCATCAACTAAAGCTGTGTATTCTATGTACGAAGTTATGACTAATCCTGTAGCACTAGGTAATAAAGAGAAGATGTCTGCTGCTAAGGACCTTCTTGATCGTGCTGGTTTTGGTAAAACAGAGAAGGTAGAGATTAAAACGTCTGAACCACTGTTTATTCTACCAGCAAAGAAGGACTCTTAACCTTATATGTGTATGTATCCTAAGAACTTGACAAGATGTCAGTATTAAACTAGTATTATGTCAGCAACAACAGGTCAAACATGGTGGCTTCCAAAGCCTAAGAAGGGTCCAGACGGTACCATTGAGTGGTATCCTATCATTAGAGTTGGTAGGTTGGTCCCATTTGGTTATGAGCAGGACGAAGATAACCCACATATCTTAAATCCTATACCAGACCAGTTAGAACTCTTAGAAAAAGCTAAGCTTTACCTAAATGAGTATAGTCTAAGACAGGTAGCAGCTTGGTTATCACAAGAGACTGGTAGGTATATCTCTCATGTTGGTTTGCAGAAACGTGTGGCTCTAGAGAATAATAGAAAACATGGTGCGAACAACATTAGAACCTATGCCAGGAAGTACAAAGAAGCGGTCGAAACAGCGCAAAAGCTTGAAGGCCGACTCGGTGGTGCAGGTGCAGCAAGAATCCCTGAAGGACACATGTTCCACTCAAGGGGTGAACAACTCGACCTCAACCCAGAACACTTCAACTCCAGCACAAGTGAAGCCACCACCAGTGGACGTGGAGAAGGCGATACAGAAGATCAATGAGGGCTTAATAAGTCGTCGTGTTATCTTTGAACCTAACCCTGGTCCACAAACAGAGTTCCTTGCTTCTAACGAACAAGAGGTTTTGTATGGTGGTTCTGCTGGTGGTGGTAAGTCCTACGCTATGATTGCTGATCCTGTTCGATACTTGAACAATCCAAGCTCTCGTAAACTCCTAGTTCGTAGAAGCACTGAAGAACTAAGAGAACTTATCTCAGTTAGTAAGCAGCTATACCCTGAAGCTATTCCAGGTATTAAGTTTATGGAGAGAGATAAGACATGGGTTGCACCATGTGGTGCTTCACTCTGGATGTCCTACCTTGACCGTGACGAAGACGTTATGAGATATCAAGGTCAGGCATTTAACTGGATTGGTTTTGACGAACTTACTCAGTGGGGTACACCATACGCTTGGAACTACATGCGTTCTCGTCTTAGAACTACATCAGCATCTGGTTTACCACTCTTCATGAGGGCAACTTCAAACCCTGGTGGTCCAGGACATAGTTGGGTAAAGAAAACATTCATTGATCCTGCTCCTTGGAACGAATCCTTCTGGGCAGTAGATGAAAATGGTGATACTATTAAGTGGCCTGTAGGACACTCTCGTGAGGGTGAACCACTATTTAAACGTAGATTTATTCCAGCAACTCTGTTCGACAACCCTTACCTTGCTGGTGATGGTATGTACGAAGCGAACCTACTCTCCCTGCCTGAACATCAAAGAAGGCAACTACTTGAGGGTGACTGGTCTATCTCTGAGGGTGCAGCCTTTACTGAGTTTAACCCTAGTGTTCACGTTATTGAACCATTCGACATCCCTGACGGGTGGGCAAGGTTCAGAGCATGTGACTACGGTTATGGTTCGTATACTGGTGTCGTTTGGTTTGCTGTATCTCCATCTGAACAGTTAATTGTTTATAGAGAGATGTACGTATCAAAGGTTACTGCTACTGACTTAGCAGACTTAATCCTTGAGGCTGAACGTGGTGAGAGTATCCGATATGGTGTACTTGACTCCTCATTGTGGCACAACAGGGGTGACTCAGGTCCCTCACTAGCAGAGCAGATGATTTTGAAAGGATGCCGCTGGCGTCCATCTGATAGGTCTAGAGGCTCACGTATAGCAGGTAAGAACGAAGTTCACAGACGACTACAAGTCGATGAGTTTACTGGACAAGCAAGACTAGTATTCTTTAACACGTGTAGGAATCTTATCACACAAATACCTTCTATCCCCTTAGACAAAAGAAACTCTGAAGACATCGACACTAATTCTGAGGATCACCTCTACGATGCTCTTCGATATGGCGTAATGACAAGACCAAGAAGCCACTTGTTTGACTACAATCCGAAAACACAAAAAACTGGTTTTCAAGCATCTGACCCAACCTTCGGTTATTAAGGACAACTAATGTCACAATTTGATACAAACCTAGACGAAAATATGTATATGGACGCAGCGGAGTCTTCGTTTGTAGAGGACCGTACAGATGGTTACGTAGACCCTAAGGTCGGTAATATCGTTCGATTAGTTGAAGATAAGTTCAGTAAGGCTGAGACAAGTAGACTTGCTGATGAGACACGTTGGCTTACATCCTACCGCAACTATCGTGGTCTTTACAGCAATGAAGTAAGCTTTACTGATACTGAGAAATCTAGAATCTTTGTAAAGGTTACTAAAACAAAAGTCCTAGCAGCCTACGGATCTATTGTTGATGTCTTGTTTGGTAACAACAGGTTCCCTATCAGTGTAGATCCAACTACACTTCCTGAGGGTGTAGCAGAATCTGTTCACTTTGAGAGTGACGACCAGCTTCGTAAGGCTCAAGAGGCTAATCCTACTCCTGAGATCTCTGAAGAAGAACGTATGCTAAGACCAGGGGAAACTCTTCCTGATCTCAAGAGCAGACTTGCTGGCCTATTTAAGAAACTTCAGCCTGTAAGCACTCTTATTAAAGAGGGTGAAGGAAACTCCCCCACTGCTATTACTTTCCATCCTGCTATGATTGCAGCAAAGAAGATGGAAAAGAAAATTCATGACCAGCTAGAAGAGTCTAATGCAAGTAAGCAGCTTCGTTCTGCTGCTTTTGAGTGTGCACTCTTT